TCTATGCGGTCGTGCGCGATCAGGGCAGGTACGGCTCACAGGATCCCCTCCTCGAGAACGGAGACGAACCGGCCCGCGGCATCGCGCGGGTGGATCCAGTCCTGCAGGCCCTTGCGCACGCCAAAGGCGAGCTCCGGGGTGAACTTCACGATGGCGCTGGGGTCGTGGTGGCGACCCTTGCCCGTCGTGCCCTGGAACTTGGCGTACCAGATGCTCGTGCCGAACACGAACTCGCCGCCGTGCGCCTCGCGGATCGCGCCGGTCGCCTCCGGCTGCGTGAGCGAGCGCATCGTCGCACCCGTGTCCTGATACTTGCCGCCGTAGCCCTCGAAGATCTCGCGCTCGTTCGCCTCGAAGGCACGGAACACCTGCTCGAAGGCCCCAGCGGGCCGCTTGCAGCGCGATGCCATGCCGCGAAGCATGGACATCGTTTCGCCAGCGCCGCTGACCTCGATGCCGACCTTCGCCATCAGTAGCCCTGGATCTGGTAGAAGACTTCGCTGGCGTCTGTCGGCGACGTGCTCGAGATCGTGATGCCGACGCCCGGTGTCACGACGTAGGAGATCACGCCGGGCGTGCCGTTCTCCGTGGTGACCTCGAGGGTGAGCGTCGTTTCGCTCGTCACGGACGGATTGGCGACCGTCGTCTGGCCCGCCACGAGGACGACCGTGCCGGACAGAGCGCCCGCGGTGCTCTCCTGCTCCACGGATCGCAGGGCGATCACCTGACGCGGCGGCGGCAGCGGGTAGATCTCGTCGTAGTCGGTCATGGTCGACCGCAGAACGACGCTGTCGACGCGCCTGGCGGCCCCTGCCGCGTTCCCCGCGTCCCCAACGACGTTCCCCATGATCGTCGTGACCAGAGCGGCATATGACGCCGCGTTGCTCTGGCCGTTGGTGACCTGCTCACGAAAGAAGGAATCCTCGACGAGGACCGCGGCCTGGAAGGCGATCGCCTGCTTGACCCGCGGGTACAGGTAGGTCGGGACGTCCTGCTTGAACTGCTCGCAAATGACGATGATCGCCTGGTAGATGATCCCGGCGACCTGTTCGGCGCTCGGCCGGGTCGCGTCGGTGAAGGTGGAGAGCGGGCCGCCGCCCGCGGAGATCGTGCGCGTCTGTAGGAGAAGCGCGACGTCGTCGACAGAAGGTGTGACGGCCGGAACGTTGATATGGGGATAGGCGCCATTGGCGATCTCGGCGAGATACTCGACCGGAGCCAACGACGGCTGCACGGGGATCGTGCTCATAGGTCCTCGAGGTCCTGGTTCCTGACGACCGAATCGACCTCGTCGACCGGCGTCAACCGCATGTCCTCGACGTAGTCGACCACGGGCCGCCAGTCGAGGTAGAGATCCTGCGCCGCAATCGGCGACCCAGTGAGCTCTGCCTCAAGCGCCGCACGGGTGGCGGCGCGAGAGGCGATCTGAGTTTGAGCGAGTTGATCCCGCTGAACCTCAGCGAGCTCGGTTGGGGTCGGTCGAGTGACGGTCATGCCACGGGACTAGGAGCCGTCGTAGCTCCCGGAGCCGTGATCGACGCCACCCGGCGCGTCGTACTCGTTGTCCCAGTCGCCGGGGCTGGCCCCGACGTGGGCATCGGACGTGCCCGCCTGGCCGCCGCCGAGCCCCGGCACGCTGTAGTCGACGTCGGCGTGGTTGTTGTGACGCGAGCCGAACCACCCGGCCGCCAGAGCGGCGGACTGGGTGACCTGCGGCGTGCCGGTGACCTCCGGCGCGGTCGCGTCGGCGGTGGCCCAGCTGCCCGCGGCTTCCTCGCCGACGGGAGCCTCGGCCCCGTCCTCGGGCTTGGCGACCGCGTCCGTGGCGGGAGCGGGAGCGGACGACTCCTGCGACGTGGCGGCCGTCTGCGCGGGGGCGGGCTCCTGCGCGGGGGCCGGATCGGCCTCGACGTAGGAGACGCTGACCAGCGTCGACGGCGCGGCGTTCTGCAACCAGATGCAGACCGCGCCGTTCTGCTCGCCCACGGTGGCCGTGCCGCTCGAGGCGGTCTGATTGCTGATGAGCGACGGATCGCTCACGCCGGACAGGGTGTACGACCCCGCCCCGCTGATGTCGGTGGTGATGCTGATGCTCTTAGAAGTGCTCATGTGGCGATTGCCTCTCTAGCGCTTTTGGCTGGTCAGACGCCGACTACGCGGCGGCCGACTGAAGGACCGCGAACGGGAAGCGGTCGGCCTCGATCGGCTGGTCGTAGTTGATCGGGTTGCTGATCTGGAACCCGGCCCGGAACGTGAGCCGCAGCGCGCTCATGTCCTGCTGCATCAGGTTGAAAATCACGTTGCCGTTGTCGTCGGTGATGACGCCCTCGGTGAACAGCTTGTAGGTGAAGTCCGACCGAACTCCCACCACGAGGTTCTCCTTGAAGTCGCCGACCAGGGCGCGGGTGACGCTCGCCCCCGGCGCGGGCCACAGGCCACGATCCGGGTAGGTGATGTCGAACCCATACCAGTTGTCCGGCGTGAGCACGGCACCCGGCCGCACGGTGATCGGCCCGACGTTCAGCTTGCGCACGGCCCCGCGGAGGGTCTTCTCCGCGATGCCACCGTCGGGGATATAGCCGTCGTCCTCGAGCGTGGCGATCAGGTCGGAGATGTCCCCGGCCAGCGCCCCGTTGTCGGCGTCGTTGGTGCCCATCGCGACCACGTTGCCCGCGGCGACCGCGCCGGTGGACAGATCGGGGGGCATGACCGACGGCTTGTTGTCGCCGAAGAAGATGGCGGCGTCGAGCGCGCGAGCGATCGCCGACTCCATCGCGGGCTGAATGTTGCCCCAAATGTCGAAGTCGGTGTCCTCCTGGACACCGTCCGGCAGCGGGACGATGACGGCGAGCTCACGGATCTCGATGAACTTCCGATCCCACGCGGCGGTCGCCGTCTGCTTCATGCCCGTATCGCCGTCGACCCAGTAGGCGACCGGCAGGGCCGAGAGCACCGGGAAGCGCAGGCGGCTGGTGGGCACGTTGAGGCGGGTTCCCAGGGCGAGAGCGGCCGACGCCGATTCGAGGTTCGTCAGCATCTGGTTGCTGATCTCCTCGGGGACGAGGGCGGCAACGTCTCCGCGCTGGATCAAGTTGTCATACGGCAAGTTACTGCCCTCCGAAAGTCAGGATTGGGATGGGTGGTCGGGCGCGAATGCCCGGAGACGACTAGACGCCGCCGAGCTTCCCACGAATGGCCGCGTTCATGCCAGCGGCCCCGCCGCTGCCACTATTCCGCGTGCCTCGAGCGCCCTGGCCCCAGTCACGACGTTGGCCCTGGCCCTCGCCCCGACGACCTTCGTCGCCTTGGCCGTCACCATTGCCGCCGCCGAACTCGGTCAAGAGCTCGTCCGCGTCCTTCTCCAACTCGTCTCGGGTCGATCCTTGGAGGCGACGGGCCTGCTTGAGAGTCAGGCCCTTGTCGGCCGCGACCTCGGCACGGAGCTTGTCGGCCTTGAGGGTGGCGTTCTCGACGGCAAGCGCCTCACGCTCCTCACGGTCCTTCTGCGCCTGCGTCTTGCTCGCGTCCTCGAACTCCTGGACCTTGGTCTGGAGTCCGTTCCGCTCGGTGCGATACCGCGCGGCCTCTGCTCGCGTCCGTCGGATCTCGGCCTGCGCCTGCTCGGGAAGTGAGCCGATCCACGACTCCCCGCCGTTGCTGTTGCTGCCGTTCCCGTCGTTGTTGGTGGGCGCCCGGCCCGTGTCACCGTTCTCGCCGTTGGCGGGGGCGGTTGTGGTGGTGGATCCCTGATCCTGGCTGTCAGTTGGCTCGGCCATGTGACCTTTCTGCGTGGGTTTATAGCACTACGACTGGACGGCGAGCAGCATACCTGCCCTCAAGGTCACATGCTGGGCTTAGGGGCAGGTATCGGCTGCGAAGGTGTCTGCGCGGGCTGCGTGCCGCCAGCCGCCGCGGGCTGTTGAGCGGCGGGAAGCGGTTGCCCGTTCGGACCGAGGATGATCGGCTCGCCGACGGGCCGTCCCGTGGCCTCGTTGACCGTAACGTCGCCGTTATCCGAGGCCGGGCCGATGTTGCCGGGGCCGCCCGGAGGCAGGTTCATCATGTCGCGGGCCATCCGGATCTGCTGCGGCGACCAGCCGAGAACCTCCCAGCACATCTCGATCGGCACGCTCAGGCTGACTCGCATCTTCACCGCAGCGTCGATGCTCTGACTGATCGACCGGCGCTCCGGGTCCTTCCAGATGACCTCGGCCGTTGTGGCGTCCGAGCGCTTGTCGTTCATCGAGGCGAAGCAGCATCGCATCGTGTCCTCCCAGTTATCGCTGAAGGCGTTGTCGATCTTGCGACGGCAGCGATCCACCAGCCCCGTGTCGGCCGCGTGCATCGCGTCGGCGCTGAGGTTGGAAATCTGCGCCTTCAGCGCGTAGCCGGGCGTGGCCGTGACCGACGCGAGCATGTCGATGAACGTCTCGATCGGGCTGATGTAGTTCTGCACGTCGCCGGGAGCAAGCGAGCCGAACTTGGCCTGCGGGTCCTCGGCGGTGAGCAGGCGAGTCGACCCCATCTTGAGCTCGACCTGGCGCCCGGTCATCTCCTCCCCGCCTTCGTCCGTCGGCGTTTCCCAGCCGGTCGCATAGCGCTGCGGATAGGCGTGGAACTCGCTCGACACCTGCATGTCGAGGCAGTATTTGTTGATCGAGTCCTGAATCGGGATCGCTTCCTCGAGGTCCGACCGGCCGCCGAACTCAAGATCCGGCTTGTTCTCAATGGCGATAATCGGCACGAGCCCGATCGGGTTGTCATCGGTGCCGACCTGCGACCAGGTGTGTTTCCCCGTCGGGACCTTGCTCTTGAGCGGCTGATCGGTCTTGAACTTGAACACGCTGTCAGCGGTGAAGACGTTGGCATAGAGGAAGCCGTCGATTTCGTTCGTCCAGCGCTTGATGGCGCAGAGTCGCGTGGTGCGATCGGCGGGGTCGCAGTAGGTCAGGCACTCATTCGGGTGCTCCGGCAGGATCCTGGGCAGACCAGTGGCGTCGTCGGCGCCCGGTTTCTCCGGAGGCATCACCATGACGTAGGAGAGGCCGTACTTGATCGCGTCGGTGTGAACGATCCCCGATCCAGAGTCCATATTCGACGCCTGCCAAATGCCCCAGGCGTCGGAGTCGTCGTCCATCTCCCACGTCGGCTTGCTGGAGTCGGGCTCGAACCTGAAGCCCTGCACGGTGAGCCGGGATGCCGGAGTATCGACGACGACCTTCATCCAGTTGACCGCCAGCGGCGGGAAATAGCGAGCGAACGCCTCACGGAACTTGGCGGTGGCGAAAGCGAGCCGGTGCTCGCCGTTGTAGTAGGCATCGCTCTGGGCGATGGCGGCTACTTGCGTATTCAACTTCTTCTCGAGGAACGCAAGCAGGTCTGCGGGTGACATCGCTTCGAGCGATTCGGCCACGGCGCTAGGCACTATCGGCCTCCTGGGTCATGTGGGTTGGCGAGCGCCTGGCTCATCAGTAGATCCGGCCGCCCCTCTTGGGCTTGACATGCTGCATGGTAACGGCGCGGTCGACGGCCATAGCAAGAGCGATGGTGAAATCAATCCGCTCGAGGCTCTTTCGCTTCGAGATCCGCCAGCCGCCGCGCTCCGTCGCGCCCACCACCGCAGCGAGCGCCTGCTTACGCGCTTCCTCGTCGCCCTCCTGGCGCAGCCGGTTCTCGACGACGACCTCGTACAGCGTCTCGGACGCCGGTCCCATGCGGTCGCCCGTCTGCGGGAACTCGACCATTGGCAGGCCGTCCTCGGCCAAGAGCTCGGCGCTCTCGCGGAAGCTCCACGGGTCGTAGTTGACCTCGCGCGCATCGGAGAACTGGCCGGTAACGTCGCGGACCTTAGCGCGCACGTCCGCGACTCCCCAGCGTTCGCCTTCCTCGCTGGGGATCAGGATGGTGCCGCGGACGTGAAGCTTCTCGCCGTGGAACTGGGCGGCGACGATGGCCGCTGAGTCGCGCCGGATCCCGACGTCGACGGCGAACCACGTCGGCAGATCGAAGTTGAGGAACAGCCCTTGCACCGGCAGCTGGCCCGCGTCCTCGAGGGCCTTGAGGCGCTCAAACGCCAGCCGCTTCAGGCGCTTGTGCTTGGGAGAACGGGCGGGCATCGCCTCAACGGCCTTGTACGGGTCCTCTCCCTGCCAGCGCAGGGCGTCCCACTCGTAGGGCTTGATCCAGGCGTCCTCCGACTCGGTCCACTGGTTCAGGTGCAGGCGACGAAAGACGGACTCGGGGAGGCGGCGGCTCTCCCGGCGCAGGTTCTCGACGGTGATCCAGTCGCTCGGGTTGGCGGCCTTCCAGAACCGCTCATCCCGGTAGTCCAGCGGCTCAGTCTCGCCATCGTCGCCGATCAGCGCCGCGGGCATCTCATACCACCAGAACAGGAAGCCTTCCTCGCGCATCGCCTCGATGCCGCCCTGATCGCGGAGCTTGCGGCCGTATTCGTACTTCTCGTAGCAGATTGAGTCGCGGTCGAACCCGGCCGTGGTGATCGACACCACCAGCGGACTGAGACGCGCCAGCTGGCCCGTCGTCAGCGCGTAGTAAAGCTCGCTGTTCTTGTGCGCCCAAAGCTCGTCGATGACCACCATCGACGGGTTGAGCCCGTACTGCAGCGGGGCATCGGAGGCGAGCACCCGGAACACGCCGTTGTTGTGCTTGCAAAGGATCGTCGAGCGCTGGGGCCGCAGGTAGTCGTGCAGCGGCGGGCTCGCCTCGACGAATTGCTTGGCCTGGCCGAACACGATCCCGGCCTGATCCCTCGAGGCGGCGGCAGCGTAGACCTCCGGCGAGTGCTCCTTGGTGCCCATGAGACCGTACAGCGAGAGCTCGGCGCCGAGCGTGCTCTTGCCGTTCTTACGGCTGATACCGACGAGCGCCTCCTTGTAGACCCGCTCGCCGTTCGGGCGGCGCAGGAATAGCTCGTCGGTGAGGCTTCGCTGCCACGGCTGATGCTCGATTTTCTGCCCAGCCCACCGGCCCTTCGTCTGGACGATGTAATGCTCGCCGAACCGCCGAACGCGCGCACCCTCGCCATAGACGTAGGCAGGCAGCTGACGCTCGGCAACGAGCAGGTCAGAGGCCGGGGAGACCAACATCGGTCGCTTGCCCCTCCACCGTGACGCCGTCGTCGCCATCGAGCATCCGCTCGAGCTCGGCAGCCTTAGCCGCGCCAGAAAGAACCTGCAGGCCCAGCCGCGTGCGGCCCATCGGATTGAAGCCGAACATCTCGGCGACCTTGTTGAAGGCCGCCTCGGCCTCTCGGGCGATTTTCAGCGCCGGATGCTCCCGCAGCTGACCCACGCTGCCGCGAGTAAAGAACCCGTCCTGGGCGATCACGCGCTGGGCCTTGATCCAATGGTCCCACTGGGTCGCCATGAACACGAGTTGAGTGCGGTCGATCCGATCCAGCATCCCGCTCTCGGCCGCCAGCGGGATCGTCTCGACCCACCACGCCTGCCCGTCCGCGCCGAGAATCCCGGGCGGATCGGCTACCTCAACCGGAGCAGGGCGCCCCGCGACCGTAACGACGTCCGGCAGGGGCCGGTGCCCTGGATTCCCGTCCCTGACCTTCTGCTCGACAGGGGTCGGCTTGCGCCCTCTCACGTCTTAGGACGGCGCTTGCCGCCCCTTGCCGGACGCGGGATGGGCGTCTCGGGCTTGATCTTGATCTTGCGGCTGGCCGCGGTAGGCGTCTTCCCACGGCCCTTGGGCGTATCCGTCGTGAACGCTGCGACATCGCCCCGCTGGATGAGGTTGTCATACGGCATCGGTGGTCAACTCCCTGAGTCGTGCGAGCTCGTGATCCTGGCTGAACCTCTGCGCCAGGATCAGCGATGCCCGCCAGTTGGGCGGGTCGCCGTCTGGTCCCGGTGTCCCGACCGCGGCCGTGCGAACGCGACTCATGTTGACCACCGCGGCATCGGCCTTGACCTTGTCGGCCTTCGCCGCGAACTCGGGACGTCGACGCCGCCACACGCGGATCGTCGCCTCGGTCACACCAGCGAAAGCCGCCGCCTCGGAGTCGTTGGCAGCGGCACGGATTGCCGTCAGGTAGGCGTCTGCGACGGTCTGGCTGTAATTCGGGCATCGGGCCATAAGCGTGCGCCATCAGGGCGCACCGGCAGAATACCAGCCGCGTTCATGCCCTAAACCGGCGACGTTTGTTTGAGGGCAGGAACGACAGCGGCCCCCGGCGTTCCTCGTCGGGGGCCGCTGAATGTCGAGCGTCGAGCTAACGATGAATGTCGAGCTAACGATGTCCGATCAATCGCTCGAGGCGGGCATCCTAGCAACGATCGTCGTGTCGTAGATCCCTTGCAGCCCGCGCGCCGGAACAAACGCGGGTTCAATCGTCCTCGAGTTCTCGAGGATCCAGAGATAGCGGGCGCCATCGTCGGCCCACGGTGACGTCCACCAGCGGGACCACTCGGCGCGCTTGGGATGCAGGTGCCGAGTGTGTGGCATTTCCTGCGGGATGACGTCGACGAGATCCACCACGCCGACGAACCCGCCACGCGGGGCAAGCGCCGCGTCGGCGGGCCACGGGCGAGACGTCGCGTGAGCATGCAGGCGACTGCCCGCGTGGATCAACAGCGGCCCATGATACGGAGTCCGCCACTGGCGATTCTCGACGTTCTTCCCGCCGTGGATTATCGCCCATGCGTAGGGCTGCCGAACGCTGAGGGCCTTCATCGGTCCTCCCTGTCGATGGATCGCGCGGTGAGCACAAGGTTGACGAACAACGCCACAGCGAGGCCGACGAACGCCACCCATGCGCCGTGGTGCGCCGCGTTAGCAGCGCCGAGCGCCGAAACAATTGAGACGACGAGACGAGCCAATTGAGAGACGACGAGACGAGCCTCGGGGCTCATGCGGCCACGGTCCGGTGCGACAGTGCATCAAGCATCTGCATCCTCCGTTGGGGTTGAATTGACGACGATGATGTATCGGGCGCCCCATGCCTCGTGCCACTCGCGGACGGCTCCCGCCGCTTCCGTGCGTGACCCGTGGACAGGTCCGATCTGGTTGAGCGAGGGCGTCAGAGCGCGGTAGGCGATCCCTGGCGGGTTGTCCAGTCGATCGAGCCACACGTAGCCGATGATCTCGGCCCCAACGTGAACCTCGTCGACTCCCTCGAGATCCGTTGGGTGCAGCCAGCGATTTGGCTCACCCAACGGCGGGGACAGAACAGAGACACGGGGCGTCATGCGGTCACCCACTGGCGGAACTCGGCGATTTGACGCTCGACCCACATCATCAGGCCAGTGGCGTCGGACCATGCGTAGGCGTTGCCGTCGTAGGTCCACGACGGGCCGCCGTCGGCGACCTTCCACCCGAACGAGCGGATCTTGCAGACGTTCGCCACGCGGGCGATGTACGCGGCGAGATCTCGCGCGGGTCCGAGGTCCGCCTCGATGCGCTGCATCCCGCGGTCAACGCGGCGTAGGTGCTTCAGCATGACGGCGGCGAGATCCGTGTCGACCTGGTAGACGTCGTGATAACCGCGATGCCATCTGTAGGTGTCGCCGAGCGAAGACGGGTCCACGAGTGCGCGCCCGCGGACGATAAAGTCGGCGAGCGGGTGGGGCCGCCAATCGTCGGTGGAGATGTTGCGGATCGTCTGCATCCGCGGCTGCACGATGACGGGGCGGCCAGTGATCGTAAGCTCCGGATCGCCGAAGTCGTCGCGCTTGATATCCATCAGCAAGCGCGTCTCCGTCGCGTCGAGGTCGGCGGTAGTGGTCATGGGCGGGGCTCCTTGGTGGATTAGGACGGGGTCGCTCCAAATGAACGGCATAACGTCATGATGACGACCCACCGCGGGATTGCAAGGCTCAGTGAGCAGGATCACTCACCGCGCCCAAACCCGCCCTCCAGGGACAACGGCGACTTCAGGGCAGGTTGGCCCCGGAAAGCAGCGCTCGCGCCTCGTCGACCGGCATCCGATCCCCGCGATACCGGAACACGGCATTGGGCCGGGCGCCCTGCTTCCAATTCGAGCCGTCCTGAAACGCGGCCCCGCTCGCCGACTTGTTGACGAGATTGCCCGGCCGCTGCCGGAGCTCCCACATGCCCGACCGATCGAACGAACGGATCAACGCCGGATGCGCCGGGTAGCTGTGGAAATGGAAGCCGAGCGCGCTATACGCCGCGCCGATCCGATCCGCCAGCGCGAACGCGAGGCCAAGGCCCTGCCAGTCCGGCAACGTGACGAGACGAGATAGGCCCTTGATCTGCGTCTTCACCGCCCGGCGCGTCGGCCGGTGCATGACACCGGCAAACGCCGCGGGCTGGCCGCCGACGAACAGGACGAAGCACGCTGCGCCTTTGTGGAGCTCGCGGGTCAAATAGTGAAACGGAGCGAATGTGCCCCAGGCCGAATGGGGGACACGGCAGATTGAGCAGTCGAGCGCTGGCCTGGGTTGAAGATGCCTCCTGCGAAAGAGCATGGACGCGGGCTCGAGGATCCAGTCCGGCTGCAGCCAGTCCTCAACGTCGTAATGGCACGTCACGGCAACCAGCCGCCGTCCGTTCCTACGCACCCACTTCTGCGCGGCGTGCGCGCCGATCTGAGCCACCTGACGGTCGACAACGCTGGTGAACTCGTCGATCACGATCGGCTTGTCCTTCGTGCTCTCAACGAGCGTTCGGGCCAGCGTCACCCGGAACTGCTCACCGTTGCTCAGCACACCGAACGGACGCAGCCACGCCGGGATCGTGTTGAAACCGACCGCGCCGCAGGCGGCTGTGACGTCCTCGATCGACATAGACGCAGGAAAGTCGTCCACCACCGCCGAATCGCCCCAGTCGAGGGCAGACGGCTCCCCAAAGACGTTCCTCATGATGGTGGTCTTCCCCGCGCCGGACGGGCCGACAATCAGCCCGACCTTCCACGGCTCGGCCTCGATCGGGAGATCGCCGTCCCACTCGAGCGCCTCGCGCTCCTGCGGCGGGACATCGAACGCCGCTGCCAGCTGGCGGGCTCGAGGCGTGTGGCTCGGCCTGCCCTCGACCCTGACTTTGACCTTCACAGCGCCGCCCTCGCCAATTCCACGATCTCGGCGTCGGTGCGCTCCGGCATGTTGTTGACCGCGACGATCGCCCCCGTGCTGAACTTCACCGCGGCGAACCCGTTTTGAAACATCGACGTTTGCACGCCGATGCCGGAAAGCCGCACGGGGCTGCCGCTCGAGACGAGCCTGTGCTCGAAAGCGGTCATCGGAAGGGTGGCCTCGCGGCTGATCTGTGGGTCGCTCATGTCAATGCTCGTCTTCCTCGTAGTCGGCCACGCATTGAGCGCAGCACCATTCACCGTCGACCCGACCGATCTCGTCGCCAGGCTCGATCTTCTCTCCACAGCAAGGACACTTGCCGGGGTACTGGGCCGTCACCACGTCGATTCCTCCATTCGGTAGCGGTAGGGGTGTTCCTACGGCTTCTCAGCCGTCTTCCTCGTCGCCCTCGCCCATGTTGCGGGGAGGGCTGATCGCGCCGATGCGCTCGGCCCTGATGAATAGGGCCTTGCCGTTCCAATCAGAACGATTGCCGAGGGTCAACTCGAGCAGCTGATCCGGCGCCGCGTCCGAAACCATGCCGGCGATCTCCGATGGCGTCTCGCACACCACCCAGCAAACGTCATCCTCGCCGACATAGACGGACGCCATCGCACGGCGGCGCGTAACACTCACTGAGCGAGCGCCTGAGTCTTCAGGCCCTCCAACTCGAACTTCTCAAGCAGCGCAGCCTGATGGTGCTCATCCGAGCAGAACACCAGGATCCGGTACTCGACGTCCCCCAACGCCGGACCCGTGTCGGCACCGTCGTCCCCGTCGTCGTCCGACAGCAACTCGAGCAGCTGCGCCTCGTCGTAGCCGTCATCCTCAAGATCGACGCCCTGGGCCGCGAGATCCCGCAGGTACTCCTGCAACTCGTCGTCATTATTCGACCCGAGCTCGCTCCCCCGGTTGTCCGCCAACGCGATCCGCTTCGCCTCCACGTCGTCACAGTCGATCAAGTTGCACAACGCCACCGGATCCCCATCAGCATCCGTCTCGCACTCGCCCGCCAACGCCAGCCGCTCCAACGCCGCAATCATGTGATTACCGATCAGCACCACCATGTCGCTCTCCCGCACCAGCGCCGCGCGAAACTGACCGTGCGCCTTGATCGACCTCATCAGGAAGTCGATGTCGCCGCGCCGGGGATTGTTCCCCAGCCCCTCGCGCAGACTGGTCAGGTCCCCCAGCTTCACCTTCCGGGTTTCCTTCACAGCGATCATGTGGTGCCCCCGGAGAAACTGCGCCGAGGGCGTTTGCTCGCGGCCAGCAAACACGGCTTGCTGGCTTGCTCCCGGCTAGCAAACGCCGATTTCGGAAATCCGGCCAGAAACGCGCGGGGGCAAGGGCGAC